CAGAGGAAAGGCGGCCCTCGGCTGCTATGACCTGCGATGAGGTAGAGCCGTACTTCTCAAGGGTCTCTTGGTATTTAGCCTCGGCTGTGGCCACGGCGTTATCAGCAGACTGCGCCTTGAGCCGTGCAGAGGAGAGCGAAGAGGCAGCAGAGGCGACAGATGACTCGAGCTGCTTTGTTGTGGCGTTAGCAAGACCTGCCGACGAAGCAGAAAAAGAAGACTTCATCTTAATGCCAAGCTTCGAGCCTATGCTTTCTGCCACCCCTTTGAACCCTTTTGAAAAAGACGACGAAGCTCCTGACGCGCTTTCAGACACGCCTTTTGAGACGGCTGACTTAAAGCCCGTCATTGTCGGGAAGATGCTGATGTGGGCAGAGCCGACCTCGCTGCTCATGAGAAGATCACCTCTTCGTCAATCTCTTTCTGTGCCTTTGCGATTTCTAGTGCGGTGGGAGCCTGCCTGCGCTTTGCCTCCAAAGCCCACGGCATGAGCTTCTCTACGGCCTTTGCGCCTTTCCGCCCAAGCTGCGCCGCCGATACGAGCGCCTGCGTTATCTGCAGGACTTCTGCCGGGTATGCCCACCCTGCGAGCTCAGCCCCGAGGGCGGTAGATGTGTCAGACGCAGCCGAGAGAACCAAGTCCCTTGCCTCTCCCCACGGAAGAGCCTCCGTGCCGATTGACGACACAGAGGCCCCGAATGTCTCGCGAAATGTACGCGTCGCTGCCTGGCGATGCGATCCTATGAACGCAGCGACGCTTGAGATTCCCCCAGCGACGCTTGGTTGATCTTCTGGAACAGCTCAAAGTAGCGGCTGGCGAAGGCGCTCACCGACTGGAACGGCTCTGCCATGAGGGCCTTGGAGACGCTGTCTCCGCAGAGTCTTGAGAAGAGCTTTCTCATCTGCTCGACGGCGTCATCTCCGTCAATCTCCTTGAGCGCGTCGGCATCGTCAATAGAAAAGGTAAGAGGCAGGCGGTAGATGCTCCCGTCTGGGAATTTCGCCACAGCGTCACCTTCCACAACAATGACCTTCGGCTCAAGGGATGCCGAGAGGCTCGCCAAGGCCGCATCTTCGTCATAGCCTTCAAGCAGTGCGTCGAAGTCAAACTTCTCTGTTTTCTTCTCGGCCATAGACTATGCCTCCGATACCGTCATAGAAAGCGTTGCGGACACGCCGGCATAGGATGCCGTGATCGTGGCTGTTCCTGCGGAAACGCCTGTGACCATGCCGTCAGAAACAGCTGCCACCGCGACATCACTTGACGCCCATGTGGCAGAGACGTCGATTGTCGTGTTATCTGTCAGGGTGGCGACCGCCTTAAGCTCAACCGTAGAGCCGACGCTCACCGATGTTGCAGCAGCGCTTCCATCAGATGCCTTGATAGCAAGAGATGAGACAGAGCTGGCGTTGGGGTTCACAACCCACTCTCGGTAGAACCCCCCCACGGTTTCATCGCTGATCCACTCGAAGGTGATGTCATAGCCCGCGACTTCTCCACGACTCTGCTGCGCAGGTGCAACGGTGGAGATTTGGGCAAGTCCGTTCCTGCGAAGAGACATGCCATTCTTGTATTTGACGTACTCGAAGAGAGGGAACTGGTTCTCGTTGCCCTGGTCGACGACGATCATGCCGTTGGCGTCCGGCTTTACGCCGTTGGTGAGTTCACGAACCGTGTCGTTGAGCTCGGCTGTAATGATCTCGAGCGTGCGGCTCGTGACATCACCGCGAAGTTTGTAGCCCTTTTGCCAAAGCTCGATGTCGTCGTCTGAGTCTAAGTCGTCCTGAGGGGCTCCGTCATCTGTCAGAAGCCCTACCTTCTTATATCCGGACGGCAGGACCAGAGGCGTGAGACCTCCGGCGGCAGAGTCAATATAAGATGGTGCCCCTAACATTTGCACAGCGATGAAACCGGTGACTGGCACCGTCACGAGGGAAAGGTCGTTGCCGTTAGTGTCTGCTGACATGTGTTCTCCTTAACTGATGTCTCCGACAATCGTGTACTCGACCGTCATATATTTGCGATGTAAATCCTGTTGTTCTGTGACGCTATAAGGGCCGTTGCACCCGTCACGCTCGACGGACGCGACAGGAGAGCCAGCAGCCTCCGCTATCCCGTCATCTGCCATGATGGCCATAACGAGTCGGGCTATGTCACCTGTTGTCTTGTCGTCTTGACGGCTTCCCCAGAGCACCGAGACGCCAAGCGAGCGGTCATAGGTGACGGCGCTCTCCTGTGCTCCGGAGTCATCACGGATCACGACCAGGGGTCGTGTCATATCCGCCGCGGAAAGATCTTCTGGTTCCTTATTCGAGACCTCGACGTCGTAGCCAAGAGATGAGAGGCAGCTTCTTATATACTTCGTCGCCCATAGCTCCATGTCTGGTGGGGTGATCATGCCTTCTTCACCGCCTTGAGGGCCCGTGCCAGGTTTCCGGTCTTTGACTCAACAAGTAGTGTTTTCCAATCATGGCCTACAACCTCGTAGGTGTCGCGGTACTTGTGGGGCACCTTCTCGATGCCAAGGCCGTCACGATACGCGCCTGTGTCTACGGGAGCGGTAGATTTCGCTATGGCAAGGGCATCTTCTGTCTTGCCCTTACAGAGCGCCTCTACACCTGCCGAGCGCATGATCTGGTTGAAGTAGGCTTGGTTAAAGGTCACGGTAACGTTCTTGGACACTATCCGTCCACCTCCTCGACATCTACGACAAGCGTCGGCTGCCAACCGGTAAATGGGTTAATGTCTTTAATGGGGATGCCTGTGACACTCCAGCTGTGCGTGCCATCTGTGACGCGATCGCCCTCCATGACATCTACTGTTGGGTTAGGCACGATGATCTGCACGGTCGTTATGAGCTTGGCCCGCACTGCGTCGGTCTGCTCGGTTGACGTCTGCGATGAGACGTACCCGCTGAAAGCAAGCACGTCTGGGTCTGTCCAATCCTCTACCGTACGCTCAGGGTTATATGGGTCTTCTTTCTTTTTCGCTCGCTTCCTCGTAAGAGTCGTGAGTGAGTCCATCTGGACATCTGATGAGCCTATGAAGTCCGCTGCGGTGCTCATGGCCTCGCCCCCAGACGGTACGGGGCAAGAGCATCCATTTCTGACTGCATGAGCGGCACCCCTAGAGGCACCCCGCTTGAGGTGGCGAAGTTGACAGAGGCGCCGTTGACGCTCTGCGCTGAGATTGAGCCGGGGTTTGTGCGGGCGCGCTTGGCGACAGAGAGGATCATCGCCGCGACATCTGGCACCTCGTCGGCGTCCCACCCGTGCGTAAGGGCTACCTTTACAGACCCGGGCAGGTCAGGCCAAACGCCAGAGGTAAGGACAACGGTCCCAGCCTCAGACCAAACGACATCAGAGGTCACATCATCGCTGCCTATGACAATTGACGAAATCGCCGTGACGTGCTTGGAGGGAAGGGCAAGCGAGCGCCCGCCGTAAGCGTCAACAGTAAGGGTCTCCGTGACTTGCGGCGAGATATGCCAACCGCAGTAATGCCTCACTGCCGCCTGCGCAGCTCTCATCCACCATGTCTGGTCGATCGTGTCGGCGGACGAGATGATGTCATCATATTTCACGCTTGCCCTCCTTTCACCTATTTAGTAGTTGCTGCTCTCTTTGGTTTCGTGGTGGCAGCAGCTTTAGGCTTCGTTGAGCTTGCCTTTTCAACAGAGGCAACAAGCCCGAGCCTTTCGGCGTCGGGCTTGCGGTAACGGACGTTTTTAACCACGATCATCTCTACATCTGCCATGCCTATGCCCCAGAGGACGCCAGAGACACCACGGCAAGCTTGGCTGGCTGGCGGATGAGCTGCAGGGCACGGAACTCCGCGCGCAGATAGGTCAGGTTGCGCTGTGCGTAGTCCTTGTGTTGGTTGAAGGCGAGAACGCTCATCGGCTCAAGGGTGAGCAGCTGTATCTGGGAGAAGTCGCCCATGATGGCCTTCCCAACAGGGACGATCTGGGAGGTCACGCGAGGGATGCCCCAGATGGTGGAGGGCCCGCTTCCGAAGGGGCCGTTGCCGTAGTAGCGCTTCTGTGCGTCTTGGGCGAGATCGAACGCCTCATCGTCTTCGGGGTTGAGCACAACTGCCTGCGCAATCGTGTTGGAGGTGGTCGCAAGCAGGGCCTTGGCCTTGCGGATCGTGGTGATAGCATCAGTCGAGAACGCCTGCGCAAGAACACCGGTTGTGTTAAGGATGCCAGCAGGCTCATCATCGGTGCCTGCGCCTTCGAGGATTACGCGCTCGGTCTCTAGATCGACGTTTTGGCGCAAAATCCCATCAACCAAAGACACGAGAGCGCCATCATCTGCGAGCTCTTGGTTGGTGATCTCTATACCGTCGGCATAGGTAAACGCCACGGCATTTTTGGTTTGTGTGGTGAGTGTCGAGAGAGGCTTGAGGCCGCCTGCCTTGTCGGTGCCAGAGGTGGTCTTAGACTCACCGACGATGCCGGCGTTGCTCGTAATGGCAACGAGTTGACGATACTGCAGAGACGCACTTGTAGCTGTACCGCGCGTGATGAGGTCAAGCAGGGTGGTCTGACGACGATAAGTCAGGTCGTCGATGCCGGGAAGACGTACAGGCAGCACGTCGCCGTTGGCTGCGGTATTAAGAGGGGCAGGGTCGGCCTTGGTCCTTATCACGCCGATTGACTTTGCGCTGATGTTGATCGGGGTGCCCTTTGAGACACCGTGGGGGTTCGCCTCACGGAAGGCCTTGTAGGCAGAGCTCCCGACAAAGCGCTGGCCGAGGGTGCCTGTCGCCTCGCCGTCGCCTGTGGTCTTGCGCTCTTCCTTCTTGGCAAAGCCAGAGAGCTTCTTGGCTGTCTGCTCGGCGGCTGCGATCTCAGACTTGAGAGAGGCTATCTCGTCTGCCAGCTTGTTGGCCTCGGTGATCTCCTCCTCGCTGAGATCCTCGCCTTTGGCGGCAAGCTCTCCTGCGCGGTCGATCTTCTTGAAAAGCAGATCTTTCTTGTTCATTAGTGCTCCTTTCCGGCCGATGCGGCCAGAGCGATACGTGCCGCCGCGATTCGCGCCGACATCGACTTGCCGGATTCGTCCGGCTTTTCTTTGCTCCCGCCATCTGACGGGTCTTGCTGGGCATCGACCTCTTCGATGAGATCGTCGAGAGTTTTCTTAACGCCTGCCATCTCCGAGCTCACGTCCTTTAAGGTCTTGACGTGACGCCCTGCGAGCACACGGCCGGCCTTTGTGGCGTCTGCCTCACGGGACTTTATGTCGATGAGCTGCGTGTCTGGGTTCGCCCCTTTGAGCGTGAGAGACACTTCGGCCAGATCGAAGCGCTCCACATGGCGTATGCCATCCTCATCTGTCGTGGCCGATTCCTGCGGCTCGAAGCCCCCGATCGAGAACTCATGGACGCGACCTTGCGAAAGCAGCCGGTAGGCCTGCTTGGCTGTGGGGTTGTCCATATCGAGTTGTGCCTCGACGATGAGGCCGTCTTCGGTTTGCTCTGCTGTGGCAGTGCCGATGTGCGACCATATGTCATCCCATTGGTGGTCCCAGAGAATCGGCAACGGCTGCTTTTCGTCAAAGCTCTTGAGCCCCTCCGTGAAAGCACCCGGCTCTATCTCCTCCATCTGGGAGTCCACGGTGCCGAACGTCGATACAAGAGCTGTGAACTTCCCCTCGCCGCCGACGTCCATGTCGGCCTTGAAGGTCTTCCTGACCTGCTTCATACCCATGTGTCCTTCCTGTTTTGGCTGCCGGAGTCGGTGGGAGATGCTTGTCCGCCCTCGGTGACGTTAAGCGGGACTATGAGATCGTCAGTACCGTCGACATGGGGCAGGTTGACCCGCCCTCTTGCCTCGGCACGCGTCATGTATGGGCCGCCTACTGCCGTCTGCAGGTAGGTAGCCTGCTCGGCGAAGCTGCCGTTCATGGCGGCCTCACGGTCAAGTTCGGCGTAGATGCCGTCTGTGCTGTCAAGCGACGGGACGATCTCAGCGTTCATAGCCTCTTCGAACTGCGTAAGCTGGGGGCCCAAGGTCGGTCCGAAGAGCATCGAGCGGAAGGCGTCGATGTTCGAGAAGGTGCCCTGCCTTGCCCCCACAAGCTCGGGAGGAATGTGAAAAGACGAGCAGACCTCGATGTCTGTGAGCTGGCGGCCCTCAATGTCTTTGGCGTCTGCCGGAGACACCGTCGAGCCTATCTGCTCATACTCCATGCCGTCTTCAAGAATCGGCGTGCCTGCGGCTTTCCCCTCTCGAAATTCCTTCCAGGCACGCAAAAACCTCTCTCTATCTCTCGCGTCCCAAGCGCCTACATCCTTTTCTGCAGGCCTTTTCAAGACTCCTGTTATCTTCGGCGCGCGTTCCCATTGTGCATCTCGCCATTCAACCGCATGTCTCTGTTCGCGCAGGATCGATGCTAGGGTCACAAGAGGTGACACACCGTCTGCGTCCCATGCAGACCACCCTGCGCCTAGCGCGAGAGGAAGTCCCGTTATATCGACGACGCCACCTGCAAGGCTCACACCTATGCGGCCTATGTTGTCGAGCCCGTCACTGTCTAGCACGAGCTCGCGAGGTGGTATGCGCTGCAGCGTCCCGTCAGGAAGCAGCGCCACGCACCATCGGTCGTAGAGCATCGCGTCTATGGTGAGCCGGTACATCATCTGGTAGTGCGTGAGGCGCGGGCGTGGGTGCCTGAGCGCACGCTCGACAGGCGATCCAGAGGCGCGCTGCCTGTCGTCATCGCTCACCCTGACGTAAGCCTTCCATGGGACAGATGCGACGTTTCTAGCCGCAAACTCGACGACCTTGCGTACGCTCGGCTGCGTCTTCCAAACCACTTGTGGGTCGACGGGGCCTGTGCGTGTGAGTGATGAGAGCTGCAGAGGTGGGTCTGCCACCCTGGCCCCCCATGTGGTGCGAGTGTTGACGCCGGGGATGGACGAGTCACCAATGGTGACCGCGCCCTGGTCGGTCTTAAGCGTAATCATGGCATCACCTGCACCGTAAGCACCTTGTCGTGCGGAATAATAACGACACCGGGGATCTTCGACTTGTCTGCTAAAACGCTGGAAAGTTTGATCTTCCCGGGAAGCACGAATCCCGTCTTTCCGCTTATCGCCGAGCCATCGACAAGCGAGACCGTGACGTCTCTCCCCGGCCTGATCCAAAGTTTCATATGACCTCCTAGGCCATAAGCAGCCCGTGTCCATCGTCATATGCCGACGATGGCTTTTCATCTACGTGTGTCTCGAGCCCGTATAGGGCGACTGTCTCGGCAACAAGACCGGATATGTCAACAATCGAGCGGCGCCGGTCCCACGCGTCATTTTCAGCTACAGTCTTAACGACACCGGCTGGCACCGCCTCATCCACAGCTGGCTGCGCGACGTGCATAAGCGTATGGTCTCGCACGCGGTCTCTAAAACGCCCTGTTGCTATGCCGATATGGCTACCGTCAACGCATATGACGTCTAGCCCTCGCTCAGTAAGCGGGTCTATGAACTCCATCGACGCGCAGCCCTTCGACTGCAGGGCCACCTCACTGCTCCCGCTCGTTTCGGCGATCTCGGCAAGGAAGTCAGGAACCCATAGCATCCCCTGCCTACGCTCCCGCACCTCAACGAACGTATGACCGGATGCATCTGTTGTGGCTGCCGCGACGCAGCTCACAGAGCGATCATGTGACACGTCGATGCCCCATACGGTGCGTTGCCTACGCGGGATGTCGACTGAGAATGGCGACACCTCACAGGCTCGCCAGTCTGCAGGATCTATATAGCTGTTTACCTTGGCTGTCACCCACTGACACAAGACTTCGGTGCGGTATCCTGCCTCATCCATCGTCGTCGAATCTGAGATGCAGCTTGCGACGGTTATGCCACCGTAGCCTATGGAGGGGTTGGCCTGCAGTATCGCGCTGACATCGTCAAGGGCGCATCCGTCTGGCGCGCTCCACTCGAAAAGGCCGAGTGACCGGTCGAACTCACTTGCTTCGCGTTGGGCTTTGACCTGCTCGATGCCGATCTCACGCTCCTTTTTGAGCACCACCGAGCGGCTGTCACCGGCGTTT